AGGCACCGCCAAGGACGCGTTCGACGCGGCCGAGCGAGGCGCGCGCGCGCTCCCCGCGCCCGGGACCGTCATCGACGGCGCCATCGGCATGCTGAACGAGCGCAACGCCGAACGCGTCTTTGGCCGCCGCATCACGGGCCTGGTCCGGGGCGTCGTCGAGGGCGGCGCCGCCGCGGTCAGCGACGCCGTTAGCGGCTCGCGCAACGAGGGCCGCGCCTTCTACGAGAAACCGAGCCGGGGCTGGTTCGACTCGACGCCGTACACGTGCGCCCTCACCGAGACGGCGTGCGACAACCCCGCCCCCGCGCGCTGGCTCCTCATGGCCGGCCTCGTCATGCCGTTCATCGTATTTGCGCCTCTCATCGAGGAGGGCGGCAAATTCGCCATCGGCGCGCTCGCGCAGAGGTTCGGCGGCCAGTATTGGATGGGCGCAATGGCCGCCGGGGTCGCGCTCTCCGCCTATGAGACGGTCCGCGACGGCGACGGCTACTTTTTCATGCTCCTCCGCCTCGCTACGCACACGTCGCAGGGGGCCGCAGCTTTCTCCTTCGCGACCGGCAAGATCTTCGATCTGGTGGGGCCCCTCCCCGTTGCGCTCACCCGCGTCGACTTCAGCCGCCGCCACGCATTTGCCGTGGGGCTGGCGTGGCACGCCGTCCACAACACGATCGCGTCGGCATACATTGCCAGCTCGCTCGTCATCTGCTACGAGACGCTTGAGGCGTGCCCTCTCGGGTGGGGATATGCGGCTTCGTCGCCGGAGTTCATCCTCTTGATCGCCGCCGTCGCGGCCACCGCTGCGGTCTGGCGCTGGTTCGGCAAGAACCGCAGCAAGACGTACTCCGAGCGCGCCGACGAGGCCATCCTCGCGCGCACGCCGGCCAGCGGGCACGCGGAGCCGGGGCCCTTCTACCTCCCCCGCATTGAGTATTACTCAGCCACTGAGCCGGGCCCCGCGGACCTCGATGAGCACGCCAGGATCAAGGTCATGCGCCCCGCCGCCGCCAACTCCGCGGCGAAGGGGCCGCTCGTATTCGGCTTCTACAATTCGCTGTGCCCGCCTACGGCATTCGTGATGAACCAGCTTGCGACGCTCGTCGCGTGCACCCACCGCCACGCTAGCGCGATGGGGCCCACGCACGGGGTCGCCAATTTTATGGAATTCGTCGAGGACAAGTTGGGTGTCGTGGGCCGCGTCCGCAAGATCGGATACTTCACCTGGGTGCGCCGCTACACGGGTTCGAAGCTCGCCAAGCTGCAGGAGGCGTACGCCGAGGTCAAGGACATCATGTGCAACCGCACCGACTGCGACCACCCCCACTGCCGCCCCGACCAGACCAAGGGCGAGGCGCGAAGCCTCAAGCAGCGCATCCGCCTCCGCATCACGGGGTTCCTCAAGAACGAGATCGCGACGCCCGTGAAGAACTTGGTCTTCTCGGTCAAGGTCGCGCGCGGCATCCAGGCCTCCGACGCCCGCACGAACGTGCTCACGGGGCCGTGGTGGTATTCCCTCGCGCAGGCCGCCAAGTCTTCCTACCACTGCGCTTCCGACCTCTTCTACGCCAGCGGCGCAGCCCCCGAGGCGTGCTCGCTGTGGTGCAAGCGCGCCTGCGG